TACTGAACGCCTAAACTGTAAAGAGACTTGGCACGCTCTCTGCTATGCGTGGGCGTGCGTTCACTCCAAGGGCGAAGGGTCGCTGGATAAAATACAGATTCCCGAAAATAGTTCTTGAATCAGTAATACGCTGGTCTACGGTTTGGGTCTGTTCTTCGTCACTCGGTTCTCTCCCCCGCTCTGCGGGAGGTCGCACAAGATTGCTGGCAACTCGCCAGATTAGCCCGTGCGTAAAGATTCGATACAGAACTCGGTTCATTGATATTCTACTGTAGGAAGCCCCAGCCCCAGAAGGGCATCGGCATTAATTCCTAAACGATAATCCAGCGTGTGCTTGGCTGATATATTCCCCGCACGATGGCAGATATTCAGAAACCTAGAAACCTACGGGTCAGAGATTCTAGATTCGTGAATCAACAAAAGGACGAAACACGGGGGACGGTGAAATCCCATCCCCCTTGTCTAGCGGTCAAACCGCTACTGACGAGTCCTAGTCAGAATTAAACAGGACACAGCCAGCGTCTGTTCACGCTCTTCCCTCACGGGTCGTATTCAAAACCAAAACAAACCAAAAATATGAAACCTCAAATGAACCCCACGGTCGCTGACGAAGCGGTCGAACTGATGGACACCCGCATCGACTTCACGGTCGTGCAGGAAGCCCTCACGCTCCCCGATGGTACGCCCACCGACTACTTCGCCAATCGCAGGACTGACAACGGTGCTGTCCTCGGTGTCGTGACTCAGCAGTACCGTCCGATGCAGAACGCTGACCTCTTCGGCTTCGCTGAAGACTTGTTCAAGAACAAGGGTCACCGATTCATCAACGCTGGTGCAACGGTGCTGAAGGGTGGCTCGCAAGTCCGTGCCAAGTACCGCTTCCCCGACCTCTCGGTCACGGTGGCTGGTCAGCAACATCAGTTCCAGTTGATGGTGCAAAACAGTTTCGACGGAAGCCTCAAGGTGTCCTTCGACCTCGGTCTGTTCCGAATGCTGTGCAGTAACGGGATGAAGATTCCTGCCTTCGCTGGTAGCACGGTCTCGCTGATGAAGAAACACACGGAGAGCATGAGTCTCGCCTTCGCCTCTGATGCCTTCGATTTCAGTCTCAAGTCCTTCCACAATTCTGTAGAAGTCTTCGAGAACTACAATCGCCAGCGTCTCACGCAGGTCGAGGGTCACAAAGTTCTGAACGGTCTGGTCGTGCGTAAGGCGATGGCTGAACGCATGGCTGAATCCGTGCGAGCAATCTGGGACAAGCCCACGCACAAGGAAGATGAATCCAGAAATGTGTTCAACCTCTACAACGCTGTGACTCAGCATCTGACGCACGAAGTTGCTCCGACCCGCTTCAGTCTCTCTGAGCGTGTCAGCATCGCTGTGACTGACGAACTGACGAAGGGTGTCCGCAATGGCATCTCCAGCCTGTTCGTGGACGCTCTCGCCCCCCGCAAGCCCCGCTCCTACTCCAACAACTAATCCACCCGACAACGGGGATGGGCTGACAACTCAGCCTGTCCCCTGCGTCACCATATCCTAACTACAAAATAATATGCACACGCTCATCAACGAGTCCTATCAGTCCGTCAAGACCGCTCTGCACTTCGCCCTCAAGGGCGAGGAGACTCTCTATCTCCTGTGCGAAGAGAAGTACGATGCTCTGAAGGATGTAAAATCCCAATCAGAAGAAGTCACGCTCCTGCTGGAGCAATGGAGACTCCAGAAAGTAATCTGCGAGCGGCTGGCAAAGACCTTGCACGATATGAATCCGTGGTACACGAACGAAGCCTTCAATCCTGCCACGATGGATGGACAGGGAATCGGATTCCTCAAGCGAGTCCCAGAGCGACAGGCGAACGGGACGAACATCCTGCCTGTGCGTAAAGACTAACTACAAAAATGAGAGACCCAAATAATCCAGAACTCACGGAGGAAGACCTCGATGAAATTCGCTGGTCTGAATCTGACCGCTATGACGAACTTGAGGAGGGCGAATCGTATGTATAAACTACTTACGGCAGTTGCCCTGCTCTGTGTCGCAATCGCTGGTCTCGCCTGTGTGGTTGGCTTCCTCGCCTTCGCTACCCGCTGACCGCAGGCTCGCCCCGTGTCTCGCCCTTGACCCCTCAAGCCCACCCTGTGCCTAACCCGCCTCGGTGGGCTTTCTTGTTTGCTGTTCCTGCCCACCCCCGTGAGCCTGTGAGCCTGTATCAATCCTTTGCCTATACCATCCCCTACCCAGCCCCCTTATCCCGCCTCTGAGGGCAAGCCAGACCCCTCCGTTGACTACTGAACAGCCGTTCACCTACCTGTTCCAGCCCATCCAATCCCCCTGTTTTACAATCCTTTTACATTTGTTAAGTAATTGTAAATAATCTTTTAGTGGAATGGGTAACTGCATACTGGCTACATTCTATAAGAAGTCTTTTATAATTCTATTATAATTCTTTTATAATATTCTTTTAGCCTTTTATAATAAAGTCTTTTAGGTTTTATAATAAACCAATCTCGACCCACCACACCCCTCGGGGGGCGGGGGTCTTTATCTTTTAGTCTGGGCTGGTATAATACCCATCCCAACGAATACTTTTTTTATACTAAAAAGCATCACAAAGACTTGAAGCGACTACTTGAAGCCAGCGTTTTATGCTGGCGATATGTAGGAGCGTCAGGGGGTTATTAGGGGGTTGATAAGGTCTTCAGTCAAGGAGCATCGTGTGAACAATCCGTTTCCGAATGATTCATATGGTGCTTGACACAAGGAAAAGTAAACCCCTTAGTAATCCCCGTTGTTCACCCCCTCAGTCCCCCAATTCTGGGGGAAGGGATTTTTTATTTCTCTGTTGACTCTGGTTCTCTCTGGGAAGATAACCATGTAGTTCTTTGATTCTGCGGAGATTAGGTAGTTCTAAAGTCCGCAAATAAGCGGAGATTAACTTTGCCTTGTTAGCACAGCGGTAGTGCGTCTGTTTTGTAAACAGAAGGTCGTTGGTTCAATCCCAACACAAGGCTTTCTTTGAGTGCAGTCTGGTCACAGGCTGAGTATAATAAGTTGATAGGTTCATCACATGGCTCACAGCGTAAACTAATGGCAACGATATTTATACTGGTCAACCCCACTCTCCCCTTGCGAATGGTAGTTTAGACAAAACACTAACCCTGCGGTTAGAGTCACAGGTTATTTTAATACTCCTGTCCATTCCTCTTCTCTACAACCCGTAGTTCAACGGACAGAACCCCTGCCTTCTAAGCAGGTCATCTAGGTTCGATTCCTAGCGGGTTGATTCACAGACTTATGGTGTAATGGTAGCACAGGAGTTTTTGGTTCTCCTTGTCGGGGTTCAAATCCCTGTAAGTCTATTTACAGTAAGAGTGGTGGAACGGTATACACGACTGACTTAAAATCAGTTGCCATACGGCTTGCGGGTTCAAGTCCCGCCTCTTGCACATTCACGGGGGTGTAGTTCAAAGGTCAGAACACTCTGCTCATAACGGAAGAAACGCTGGTTCAAATCCAGCCGCCCCCATTTTTAGTTGACAGTATTCTTAATTCGTAGATAAACAGCACATGAAAGAAAAAGCCTTGTCGCTCGCTCTTGGTCTCTCTAGGGACTTGCTCAAAGAACTCCGTACCTCCTACGAGGAAGGTCTTCATTGGTCTCGCACCGAGTCCCGTAAGCCCAGTCACCTCTGGGAGGTCGAGTGGTCTGACATCGGTGTCTCTCTCCTCCGTGAGAACCTAGGCATCAAGCCAGAAGAAGTCGTTACGCCCCCCGCCCAGAAGCGAGGCACGGTGTTCTGCAAGTACAAGAACCCCCGTGTCATCGGGATTATGATTGAGGGTAAGCAAGAGACCGCCCTCTGCCGTGAATCCTTGAAGTTCGGCATCGGTATGCCCGTTGATGTCCGCTGGGACGGAGCACGATGGGTGGTCGTGCGACATCCGAGGTTCAACGGAAAGTACTAATATAAAAAAATTTTAAAGTCTTTGATGAAATGGAATCTCCAGATGATGTTGAAGACGAAGACGAGATTCCCTTCCAAGAACTAATATGGCTTTCTCTCCGACACCGCATCCGATACTTGTTACTCCTTCCGAGGATGACATCAAGAGGCTTGCGGAAAAGGTGGGTTCTGAGAAAGTCGCTGAGATTCTCAATTTAAGAGAGGACAAAATCCTCGCAGAAAAACTTGACCCATATAGGCATGGGTTCGACCTCCCGCATTGGAAAGAAGCCGACCAGTTGCTAAAGGAGAACAACGAAGTTCTCATCCTTGGCGGGAACCGAGCGTCCAAAACTGAATGGGCGGCTAAACGCATTGTCCAGACGCTTATCAATATCAAAGATGCTAGGGTGTGGTGTCTGCACACCACGAACCAGTCCAGCATCCAGATGCAACAGCCTGTAATATTCAAGTACCTGCCTTCTGAGTTCAAAGACCTCAAGAAGAACAAGGTGCAGAATGTCCAGTACACACAGAAGAACGGGTTCTCTGACAACACATTTATTCTACCGAACAAGAGCCAATGTTTTTTTATGAACTACGCTCAGAAGCGGGATGTCATCGAAGGCGGTGAGGTTGACCTCATCTGGTGCGATGAATTAGTACCTTTGGATTGGATTGAAACGCTGAGATATCGTATCGTTACTCGTTTCGGTAAGTTAATCACGACCTTCACTCCAATCACGGGTTACAGTAGCGTTGTAAAAGAGTATGTAAGCGGAGCAAAGATTCTGGAGAACAAGCCCTCTCCCCTTCTGCCCGACAACATAAATGTAAACGGATGCCCCAGAGGGACGATGCCATACAAGGCTAAGTCTTTTGTCCGTCCTGCCGCAGTAATGTGGTTCCATAGCCAACTGAACCCGTATAATCCTTTCGAGCAGTTAAAAAAGACGCTCGCTGGGAAGAAGCCTTATGAAGTCAAAATCCGAGCGTATGGCTGGGCTGATAACATCAGCGGAAGCCAGTTCCCCCGATTTACTGAAGGAGTCAATGTCGTCAAGGCAGAGCAAGTCCCAGAAGAAGGAACTAACTACATGGTCGTTGACCCAGCAGGGGCTAGAAATTGGTTCATGCTTTGGATGCGAGTTGATAAGTCTGGAGATATGTATGTATACCGTGAGTTCCCAGACTCATCGGATGGCGAGTGGGCTTTACCTGCTTCTGAGCCAGATGGCAGGGCTGGTACTGCCCAGCGTAACGGTGCTGGACGCTCTCTTGCGGAATACAAGGCACTTATCCTTGACTTAGAGAAGGGCGAAGAAATCTGGGAGCGTTACATCGACCCTAGGGCTGGTGGCTCTAAGGCTGTCACCGAAGACGGTGGCACTACCCTCATCGATATGCTTGATGATGGAGAAACGCCAATGCACTTTCAGCCAGCCGCAGGAATCAGAATTGAACAGGGCGTTGCCTTAATCAATGACGGCTTCTCCTACGACATGAACCAAGATATAACCCCATTGAACAAACCTAAACTTTACATCAGCGAATCATGTCAAAACTTAATATACTGCCTCAAGGAGTGGACGGGAGCAGACGGAGAGAAGGGGGCAACCAAAGACCCTATCGACTGCCTCAGATACTTGATGGTTATGAATCCAATTTACCAAGGCGGGGACGCAATGCAATCATGGGGTGGAGGAAGTTACTAATGGAAATCTTCTTCCCAGCCCTCTTGTCTCGTCAGAAAGCGATGCTCTTTACTGGTTTCGGACGGAAAAGGCTTGAGTCCCTTGCCAAGAAGGGTCAAGTACGCACATTTACCACCAGCGGTGGTCACAAACGGTACTTCCGAAATGACCTCACTAAATTTTTAAATGAAATCTTACAAAAATAACGAGGACGAACTGGTTTTTGCCAGCGATACCCCGAATATCCCTTATCTTTACAAGGAATACCAGCGTTCTACTCAAAACGGTGGAAACACAGCAAATATCGCTGAAAACGATGACATTCGCCTTGCTAGATGGGCTGGTCAGACGGATGACGGCAAGAAGCACAGCGAAGACCGCATGAACGGTGACGGGGCTTTCCCGTTTGAAGGTGCGTCTGATGTGCGTTGCAGACTGGTTGACCGCACTATTAACGACCTTGTGTCGATGATGGTCACTACTTTTGATAGATGCCAGATTAAGGTCAAGGGTACTGAATTTTCTGATTCCGAAAACTCCGCTACCGCTAATGTGCTGATGTCTTGGCTCCTTGAGTCTCGCATCCGCTCTGAAGTCCGCAAGGAAGCGGAACTCCTCGCCCAGTACGGTACGCAGTACGGTTGGGCTGGACTCCATGTTATCTGGGAGCAGGAAATGGGTACAAGATTCCAGAACATCCGTATGGATGACCTCGTTGCTATGGTTCAGCAAGCGGTTCAGCAGAACCCAGAAGCAACCATCAAGGACTTGCCTAATGCCATCATGAATCCAGAGCAGGAAGACTATGCTGTGGATTTAATCATGCAGTATCTGAAAACTGTTGAGCCAAAGGCAGTTAAGAAGGCTGTCCGTGAACTCCGCAAGGATGGAAACGCTAACATCCCCGAAACATTTATTGCAAAGAACCAGCCTCTCATTGTCGCCCTCAAGCCCTATGATGAAATCTCGTTCCCGCCCGAAACCATTGAGATTCAGAAGGCTAGAGTCGTCTTCCGCAGAACCTATGTGACCGAAGTTGAACTTCGTTCTATGGCTCAGATGGAAGGCTGGTCTGACTCGTTTGTTAAGCAAGCAGTCAACTGTGCTGGTATGCAGTCGCAGTTCAACGACCCGAATCTTCTCCCTGCCGCCGCCTTGATTAACTTTCAAGTCAGCCGACAGGATAACCTCATCGAACTTGTCTATGCCTACTCCCGCCTCATTGACGAAAACAACATCCAAGGAGTCTACCAAACAATCTTCTGCCCTCAAGCGGGTAGCGAAGACTTTGCCTCGCACGGCTTGCTGGGATATGCACATAACAAATATCCTTTCGTTATCTATCGAAGAGAACGCACTCGTAGAGCGATTATGGAGTCTAGAGGAGTTCCAGAAATTGCTCAGACCGACCAAGAAGAAATCAAGGCACAGCACGATGCCATCCGTGACCGAACAGCGTTCACGACCCTGCCACCTATTCTTGTTAAGAAGCGACTTGGTGGTATAAATAAAATTGCCCCAGGAATTCATCTTCCTGTTACAAGTGCGGATGACTACAAGTTCATGCCCACTCCCACAGGGGATTCTGTTACTGCGTTCACTCTGATTGACCGTGTTGAAATGAACCACGCTTCGTACTTCGGACTCCCGCATCCGAACATCATGCCTCAGAAGACGCAGACCACACAGCAGTTCATCATCAACAACTGGCTGGATGTCTGGAGCGAATCCTTTGCGATGACCTTCAGTCTGATGTTACAGTATATGCAACCCGATGAAATCGAAGGCATTACTGGTAAGGCTCTTCCTCAGAATATGTCCAGCGTGAGCAATATGTTCGACTTCCAAGTGAAATACGATGTGCGAGAACTCGACACAAACTTCGTCATCGAGAAACTCAAGGCTATCACGCAGTTCGTCCTTCCTCTGGATGCTGGTGGTGTCATCGACAAGAACAAGTTGGTCAAGGCGGCTATCGAGGCTATCGACCCAGACAAGGCAAAGGAACTCATCATCAACACAGGCACAGCCTCGCAGTTGCTGTATAAGAACATCCAGTCTGACCTAGGCTTGATGATGCTTGGTAACGAAGCCCAGTATGTCGAGAACGACCCGTCTGCGGCTTCCAAGATGCAGTACCTGCAAGACATCATGGGCAAGAACCCCAAGGCTCAACAGGCTATGCAGTCCGACCCGCACTTCCGTGCTATGCTGGAGAACTATATGAAGAATCTTCAGATGTCCGTCAGCCAGCAACAGAACAAGCAGATTGGTCGTACTGGCGTAACCCCTGTCGCAGAACAGGCTGGCAACCAGATGCAACAGCAGATGAAGGCGGCTGAAGAAGCCCAAGCCCAACAGGAGCAACAAATGCAATGAGTTATCCACAACAAATCATCGTAGGCTTCTCCTTTGAAAAACAGAATGAACTCTGGAAAGCCGTCCATCTCCTACTCGATGCTTCTATTGATTCTGAAGTTGCAAATGCTATCTCTAAAGAAAATAAAGGCGAAGACCGTGCTTGGCATTGTGGCAGAGCCGAAGCCCTTACCGCCTTCAGAGAAATCTTGATGAACACCCGCAATGATGTTCTCCGTGACCAAGGAAGACCCTCAGAAGACCATTCCCCATCGGAAAACGGTATCTGACATAGTAAGTTCTTGCTTACAAACAAATTTAGCCGTATCTGGCTGATAGTTCTGGGACTATAACACCCTGCCTACAAATATAGGACTTTAGACCTTATCTAATGAATACAGACAATCAAGCCGACCTTAGCACGGCACAAAATAACGCTACGACTCCCGAAGGTACATCCACTCCCTTCGATATCAGTAAACTCGCTGACATAGTTAGCGATTCGTTCCTAGGTGGTAAGGAATCGAGTGCGGAGTCACCCGCAGACGAAAACGGTGATTCGGAGGCTCAAGCGACCTCTGAGGACGATGTTCATTCACAAGAAACCGAAACAACTAACGACCAGTTCCAGTCCGAAGACTCCGAGGAAACCGAAGAAACCAAGTCTGAAGATGATGAAATTGAGCGTGGGTTGCCCAAGGGAGTCAAGAAACGCATTGACAAACTCTCCGCTAAACGCAGAGAGGCTGAAGCAGAAGTAGAAAGATTGAAGGGAGAAGTGGAAAGACTGTCGCAAGAGGCTACCAAGCCAGCACAGATTCCTACTGCCGACAATCCGTATGCCAACCTGTCTACGCTTGAGGAAGTCAGCCGTGAGGCAGACCAAGCCAAGCAAATCAGACGCTGGTGCGAAATGAATCCCGATGGTGCAGTAGTTACGGGAAAAGATGGTTCTGAAACCGAGTATACCGCTGAAGAAGTCCGCAATATCAAGATTAAAGCCCTTGATGCCCTTGAGGAACACCTTCCGAAGCGAATGCAGTATCTGCAAAACTTCAATCAGATGGAGCAGGTTGCTTCCAAGGAATACCCTTGGTGGAAGGACAAGTCAGCAAAGGAAAGACAAATTGCTGAATCCTTTATCAAGCACTTCCCAGAAATCCAGAAATTCCCAGACTATAAGATGGTGGTAGGAGATTACATTCAAGGCGTAAAAGCCCGTGAAGCCAAAGGCAAGTCCTCTGGTACTCCAATCAAAGCCCCATCCCAGCCGAGACCTTCAGCCGCCCCTGCTAGAGTTCCTTCAAAGGACGCTAACAGCCAAGCCGCACAGAAGCGTTTTACTGTTTCTGGTAACCGAGATGACCTATCATCTATAATCGCTAACCGATTCCTGTAATCACCCCCCCCCCTAAACCCTATATACCAATATGGCAAATCTAACAGAACCCTCCTTCTCGTCTGGTAAGAGAGAAGAACTCGCTGACCTCATCGCCCTTGTCGATGCCAAGGATACCCCCTTCACCTCTATGGCGAAGAAGGGTAGCAAACCTGGAAATACCCTTTTCAGATGGCAAGCCGACTCTCTGCCTACCCCTAAGCAGACTGGTACAGTTGACGGTACGGATGTCTCGTCCTATGACAACTATGTCAAGGATGGTGCTACCCAATACCGTGCTGAACTCAGCAACTACATCCAAATCTTCCGCAGAGCCGTCCGTGTGTCCCCGCTTACGCAGGACATCTCGACAGTCGCTGGTGTGCGTGACGAACTGGCTAACAATGTCGCTAAGGGCATCCAAGCCTTGAAGCGTGACATGGAAGCCACCTTCTGCTCCAACGGTGGTGCTCAAGCCGACAACGGTACGAACCCCTACCTCACCCGTGGTCTCCACAAGTGGCTCCAGCCTATCGCTACAAAGGATGCTGTCCTCCCTGTCATCGACCAGTTCTGCACCCCTACGGCTAACCGCTCCACAGTTGGTACAGCCGCCCTCACGGAAACGGTTGTCCAGAATGTCCTCACAGGCATCTACTCCCAGACAGGTCAATACAAGGATTATGACGCTCTCGTTGGCACAGCCCTCAAGAGAGCCTTCACAAACCTCGTCTTCACGACTGCCTCTTCGGGTAGCACAAACACCCAGACCGCCATCCGCACGCTTAACCGTGAAGCGGACTCCTCTGCTTATGTCGCTTCGGTTGACATCTTCGAGGGCGATTTCGGTAAGTTACGCCTCCACCCCTCCCACTACCTCAATGCTACCGCTGGCGTTGGTTCGACCTTCACAGGTTACATCATCCCCTTCGACCAAGTTGAAGTGCGTTATGGTGGCAATGTCGCTGGTGTCACAGCCCTCACCAACAACGGTGGTGGCGAAGCCCGAATGATTGAAGCGGTTGCTGGACTTTGCGTCTACAACCCCCTCGCCTTCGGTGTCTTTGACTTCACAGCCTAATAACTGAGGTGTCAGACATAATCCAAAGTCTGGCTGATGCAATCCCCTCCCACCTTAGAAATAGGGTGGAGAGGGAACTCATCAATGGCTGGAGGATGGAGGAAGTCAAGGCAAAGAGCACAGCGAAGCAATCCGCTGTTTTTCGTCACTCTAACGAGGCTAATAACATCGAAGGAGTTGGACGGTTGAAAGCACAGATTCCTATTCAAGCGTGGCACTACTGGGGTCAGCGTCTTGGGTATGAGTGCTGGGAAGACAATACATTCCTAAACGAATTCCTACGGGACAACCCAGAAACAGCCGTTACCAATTATGCCAAGCGTACTTGTGTTAACGGTGCAATTTTCACAGGTGACGGATATCTCACATAATGAGAACATCGAACTACTCGCAAATCCTATTTGACGCTCTCCAGTATTCTGGAAACGACAGACACAACATCACAAATGAGACATTCTCTCAGTTCCGTGACTTCAGTTCTGCTCGTATTCGTGAGGCTTGGGAATCTAACCAATGGGCAGATATCTGCCGACTGGTTGAGTTCACCACGACAACGGATGCAAATGGCGTTACCTCGTTCACGCCCGTTACAGAGGCTGATGAGATTCTTGGTGTGTTCTCTAAGAACCCGCAGGAAACGACAAAGGCTGTGCAGTTGGCGTATCAGATTTACGACAGCGGTACGGAGCGAAAAGTCATAGTCGGAAACGGTATCAGCGGTGGTTACTATCTTTATCGTAAGGACTGCATCGCCCTAGAAGGCGACCTATACAGCCCTACGGTTGTCTACTACCAAGGAGTCCAAGTCTATTTCGACTCTGGCTCTGGTACAGGCTCTTATGTTCCAGTCTTGGGCAAGCCCCACGCTGGCAATTTCTATACTTGCACCGTGACTTCCACGACTGCTGGTCAAAACCCAAACACACACCCTGCTTCTTGGACAAAAGTGGAGATTCCTTATATCTTCTCTTCGTTCATGTCTTGGGGTTCTGCCGCCAACTGGTTTGTCTCTGAAGGTCAGATTCAAGAGGCGGCTACCATCGAAGCCAAGGCTAACCAAGTCCTTGAGCAAGAGTACGACAAGTTCCTGCGTCAACAGGGGCAGTTTGGTAAAATCAACATGACAAACACTTACTAATACAATGGCTAACATCTCATTCTCTTCTCCCTTCCTCCGTGGATTTACCCACACCGATGTTACGGTTGGCACATCTGCCTCTACCGCCCTTGCGGTTGCCGTAACCCCCGAAAGACGGGTAAGCGTTATCATACAGAACCAACACGCTACGGCTCTGCTGACTGTTATTTTTGCCGCTATTGGTACTGCTGGTCTCAAGGTCAAGGCTGGCGAAAGCATCTCCCTTGACAACTACAACGGCATCGTTCGTTGTGTTTCTGACACCGCCTCTACACCTGTCCATATTGCCTACGCCACCTGCTAATGGGGGTTGACTTAAATAGGATTGGGTTCGGCATCTCGTCTGGCTCTAGCCGTAACGGGTTCGGAAACATCGTGTCGTTTCCTGCGACTGGTGGCGGTGGTTGTCCTGCTGATGGTACATTTAATCAATGGATATATGACATTGAGTATCCTATTGCCGAAGGCGGTGCTTCGGTTTATGTAACAGAGGCTTCTGTTGACAAGCCCACACAAATTGCAGATGTTCAAGAGGTTTCAGACGGAAGTTGCGGATTCTATTATGATTGGAGTTCTGCAACAGGAATTGAGTACAAGGCGTACGGAACTGAGTTGTATCTCATTTCAAATACCGAAGCCGTAAATTATTCGATTAACAGTACTGATTATCAAATCGGAACTGCGTCTTATGGTTGCGTTTCAGATGGTGCTGGTGGTTATGTTACAACCACATACAACGCTCAGTACTACAATTACGGCACATATATCGTCACCCTAAGCGGACAAGACCTTCAACTGGAAGTCCCGAATGGGTCTATGAACTATGTTGTCGCTGGAACTTGTGACTACAATTATTACTGCGATGGAGCAGGAAGCGTGTACAACACGCAATCAAGTCTTTCTTGGTTCCCGTTTGGAACTTTCCTTACAAACTACAACGGATATGATTACTATTCCGATAGTGTCGGAGGCTACTACTCTTAACATTTATGGCTACTGAACCTATCACAATCCCTGTTTCTTGGACTGCCTTCGTTAATGAAAAGTCCTGCCTTGGTTATCGTGAGTTTAAACAGAGTGGCAAGTACTGGGGTACTTTGACGCTCATCTCTAAGCCTACCGAGGCTGAACTGAAGGCTGAACTCACCCGTCTCAAAATCTCTTTACCTCAATGATTACCCTTATCATCGCTACGGTCACCTTCCTTGGTGGCGTTTATGTCGGCACTCGCTGGTCTGAAAAGATTAAGGCTGTCTACTTCTCTATCATCTCTCAGTAATGCCTAATGAATACCAAAAGGACGGGGACATAGGATTTGTCGGGCTTAACAGCCGTGACAACCCTAGTTCTTTACCTGCTGGTATTGTTAGTCAGTCTCAGAATTTTAGATTAGATAGAGGGGTTGCTACCGTCCGCAAGGGACTGCAACGCAAGACCATTGGTGCTTTAATAAGTCAGACTATCTATGGAGTTGGCACATATATCAACTCAAGCGGTCAGGAAATAATCATAGCCGTTGTTACAAACGGACTCTATTCTTATAACCCTCAGTCTGAAACGCTATCTGCTAAGGTAAACTTTCCTGCTGGTGAGACAATCACTACGCAAGACGGCTGTGATGTTGTTACTGCGGTAGACAATGTTTATATCAGCCGTGGATGGTCTAAGCGTCCGCTTGTGTGGGATTTAAATGTCACCATTACAGCACTCCCTGTCAGCCCATCTTCTGGTCACAAATTCCCGAACTGCACGGGTATGCTTTACTACGCTAATCGTATGATTGTGTTAGGAAAGTACCACGCTGAGACAAATACGCTCAGAAACTACGATACTATTTCTGTCAGTAACTTCTTAGACTTCCAAGAATGGGATGCCCTCGATGCGTTCACAATTAACAACGGCAGTAACGACCAAGTAGTTGGTGTTGCCCCTTGGACTCTCAACGAGTTCTTGGTGTTCATGCGTAACAGCATATTCTACATCAATACAGGTGGAGACAGATATGTTTCTGGAGACGGTCTTTCTGCTACATCTTACATAAAGACATTAGCCACAGATATAGGTTGTTCTGCCAGAAAGTCTGTCGTACAGGCTGGTGGCGGTGTGTTTTTCTTGTCAGACAACGGCATCTACTTCCTGCAACCTCAACCAGCGTCTGCTGAGTCTATGAAGTTGCTTACAATGGCTGACCCTATTTCGTCTCCCATTGATGATGTTATTCAGAGAATCAACCGCACCTATGCTCATCGTGCCGTTGCTACCTATTGGAATAACAGATACTATCTTGCTGTCCCGCTTGATTCATCTGTTGATAACAACGCTATTCTTGTTTATAACTTTATTTTAAAACAATGGGAATCGGTTGACATCTATCCTTCTGGCTTTGATGTATTTGATTTCATTGTTGCTAAGAAAGACAATCAAAGACGGTTGTACGGAGTAGACACAGACCAAGGGTTGTTCTTAATGGAAGAACTAAACTGGGATGAATATCAAAACTGGGCTGTAGGAGACCCTAACTCTGGTAAACCTACACTTCCATTTTATCTTCCTGCTACATTAGAGGCTTTGTCGTTCCCTGCCAACCCTATCAATTCTATATTAAAGACACGAAGATATTCGTTTAATAGCATTGGAGACAAACGATTCAGCACCGCTGAGGTCGAACTTGTTGCAGATGCTGGCTCTCAAGTAGTTACTACTGCTGAAGTCTATAATCCAGATATTGTGTCAGTTATTGATACATTTGGCTCTGAGTTCACAGAAGACTCTGCCAGACGCAATGGTGTAAGAAAAATAGGCACAGGAATTCAACTTCAATTTACCACTAACAATCTCAGACCTTCTATTCGTTCTGCATATATCTATGCTACGGTTCAGAAGCAAACTAACCAATCTAAACAATAACAATGGCTCAAATTTCTAAAGGCGATACTTTCACAAACGGGGAACAGGTTACTGGTGCTCGTTTAAACCAACTTGTTGATTCTTCTACGCTTCTTACTGGTGCTATTACAGAACAAGGTGCTTTAACAGCCGCTACGGTTGCTTCAGATGACTTAGTTCTTATTTCTGACACATCTGCATCGGCTCTAAGAAAAGCCACCGTAAACGACATCCTAGGCTCTTCGTTGCCTGTTGTGGCATCTTCGGTCACAGCGACCTCCGTAGTGACCTCTGTGGTCAACGCTGTGGCAAATAGCGATATCTTAATTACACCTAATGATGGTGCTAATGTCACAAGCAAGACATTCTCTTCTGGAGATGGGATTACTGCCACAGTTGCTTCTACGGCTCACGGTCTTGTTACAGGACAGAATGTAACGATTACTGCCAGCAATTCTGCTTACAGCGGTACATACAAGATTACGGTTACTACAGTAGACGCATTTACATATGTTCTGGTTCCTACTACCACAGCCGCCAGCGGTACTTGCTCTTATGTCAGAGAAGGTTCTGTTAGAATCAACGGTGAACTCAATGTTTCTGCTGGGTTAAATGTTGCTGGAGCAACAACCCTTGGTGCTACAAGTGTAACAAGTCTTACAATTGGTGGAAAAACGCCAATGACAACGCAGGACAACCTGTTAAAAGTTTATGTAAAAAGCGGATTTACAACAGGAATTACTGCTGGCGGTTCAACTGAATCAACAATTTATACCCTTCCTGCCCTTGGGACAATACCTTCAGATGAAACTTGGACATATGAATTTTATGTAATGTTGACGGCTGGATATATGTATGACGCAACAAGACCTGTTAGTGATTTGCCAGAACTTTTAATCTATAACGGTTCAACTCTTGTCACATCATTTCAAGGTTCAACAGGAGTTTATGGAGAAATATCTTCAACATTTATTCACAGTCTTGTTGGTGTGAGTAGTGCCACTTATTCTTTAAGATATAAATCTATTGGTGCTTTAAGAGAAGACCCAAGATATCTCATTCGCTTAACAAAAGTTAAAACATCTACCCTGTCTGACGCTTCATCCTGCATATAATGTTTCTTTCCGACCTCATCAGTTTTATTAAAGACACTCAAAAAGAGAAGTCTCAAAAGGCTTTTCCTTGGGCTGATACGGAATTAGGTCATTACCTAAGTTGGGCTTTTAGTAAAAACTGTTTGTTTGTTGAATCAGACGAAAAGGGTATAAACGGGCTTTTGATAGCCTATCCTATTAATTGGGTCTTTACAAACGATATAAAATCTCTTCTACCTTCGAATGCTGAGTTCACGCCAGAACAAGAAAACGAAAAGCATCTTTGCATAATGGATGGTATTTTTAACACCAAAGAGGCTCGTAAAAACATCACTATCAAATTTACCAAAAGATTTCCTAATTGGCAGAATCAGACAAAGTGGGCTGTCAGAAAAGGAAATGTAACTGAACTTAATAACCGATATATCCAACTTACAGGAAACATACTTTAATGAATACTTTAAATCGTTTTACTAGACTACAAGCCCCACTTGCACTCGTGGGAGGCGTTCTTGGTGGTGCAGGTGCTCTTGGTGGCTCTATTGGTGCTCTTGGTGGGGCGGCACTTGGTAGTGCTCTTGGTGGTGCTCTTGGTGGTAGCAATAAAATCAAAGCCCCACCTCCTCGTTCCTATCTAGGGGAGATGCAAGATGCCCTTAACTCTCAAGGCAAAATTCAAGACCAACTTCTTGGGTTAGAGCGTCAATACACGCCACAATATCAAGACCTTCAGAGAACTACCCTCATGGGGCAGATGGGTACTCTGCAAAGCCTGTACGGTGAGGCTATTCCTCAGTCTATGGCTCTCCAGAGCCAATATGCACAGGCACAGGCTCCTATCTATGGTCAAGTGGGTCAACTGGCTCAGAATGCCTACCAACAGACCCTAGACCCACAGACACGGATGCTGGCGGCTCAGATGCAACAGAGTGCAATGGAGGATATGTCGTACGGCAGAGAACTCACCCCTCAGCAACAACAGTTATCCCAGCAATCGGCTAGACAGGCTATGGCGGCTAGAGGTCTTTCTGGCAATCAAGCGATTGCACAAGAGGTTCTTAATTCCTATCAGATGGGTTCACAGCGTGAAGACAGAGCAAGAGCCTATGCACAAAATATTTATCAAGGTGGAATTCAACAGGCTGGACAGGCTATGGCTCTTTACGGCTCTCCTCTTCTTGCTAATATGAATACTGTTAGCCCAACTGGATTACTTGTCCAAGGTCAAGCAATGCAACAGGGTCTTGGTGCTAAACTCTTTCAACCAGAATCTCAATATAATGCTGGCGTTTATGGGGCTAATCAATCTAATGCTACGCAAGTACAGATGGCTAATGCTCAAATTGCGGCTGGGCAACAGTCTGGCATGATGTCCATGCTAGGTCAACTTGGAGGTGCTTACCTTGGCAACGCTGGGTTGTTTAACTCCGCTCCTGCTGGTACTGGTGGTTATAGCCCAAGTTTTAATTCTGGCTACGGCTCTTCTCTTTCTACATCCCAAATGGCTGGAGGATTTAACAACTCGCTTGGCGGTGGTGGCTCTAATTTAAACTTTGGCTCTGGAGCAATGTATAAATTCTAATTTATGGCATCTTCTTTTGGACAATATACTGGTGGTATTCAAGGAGTGCAGGGCATCTCTGAGGCTGGTGCTCGCATAGGGCAGATGAACCAGCAGGGTTATGGTGCTCTGGGTGCTAGTCTTGCTCAAGGTATACAAGCATACAACGAGAACTCTGCTAAGTCTGAGGCGGCTAACGCCAAGATTCAGATGCTTGGACAGGCTTATGCCGACAAGATAGCGATGTATAGCAAAGACCCAGAGATTGCCCAATCTGGCATCCTTGACAGTCTGATGGCTAAGGCTAAGATGCTTCAAGACGCACCGACAAAGGGTCTCAGCCAACGAGTGATGCTTGCCCATGAAGCGGAGACATCCCTTGCTGGGTTCGGCAATCAACTGCAAGAAGTGATGTTCCTCAGAGGTCGTGAGATGGAGCGAGTCACTCAACAAGGTCTTGAACTAGCCGCTGGCTCAAAGACAGTCACAGACCCTAGACTTACAAGAGAACTCAAATTAGACTCTAATAAGACATTAGAACAAAACAAGTCTGATGCCTTAGCATATCTTAATAAGGTCAGAAGCGTTAATCCTAAACTTGAGGGTAGCGATGAAGACTTCCTTTCCAGCGTTCTTAACGGATACGAACAGACGGCTTCTAAGGCTGACCCTAGCCTTATCCCTGCGTCTGTCACAAGTTCTTTACTTGAGCAAATTGCGGCTGATAAAAGAATGCTTAAAAACAAAAAGGAATCTCAACAGACAGGTCTTGTCGAGGATTTCTTAGCCCGTGGAAAGAAGTCGTCTATGGCTGATTTTAACAAAATTAATACAGCGGCGGCTGATGTTTTAAAACCTAAAGAATCTGCTCAACCTTCTGTTGATAACAATAATATTTTGTTAAAGCGTAGAGAAGAAACTACTTCTAAGATTAAGAGTATTGACGAACAAATTAAATCGCTTACAGAAAAGATTGATTCTGGTAAGGATGAAGTTCCAAGTAAGGCACTTGGTGTTTGGAAAGACTTAAACGCTTGGGCAGATAAGTTTTCAAGCGAATACGCAGACATTCCTATGGCTCTTGAATGGGCTAGACTTCAAAAAGGAATGGGCAAGCAAATCAATGACCAAACTGCTGAAGAACTTAGGGCAACTACACAAAGCACTTGGAATAAGACTATGCCTCTTGTTGGTATGCCTATGGCTATTGCACTAGGAAATGCTGGCATCCAAAGAATTGGATATGAGGCTATTGCCAAAAACCTTACTCAAGGCGAAGAAAACATCATCAAGAATGCCTTCAAGAAGAACCAAACCAAAAAAGATGTTTCTGAGACTCTTCAACTTGGAAATGTCGATACTGGAATTCCTAAGACAGCAAAGGAACTTAAGTCTAATTTAGAGGCGAAAAGGCGTGAACTGCAAGCAACGCTTCAGACAAATGATTATATTACGGATACTGGTGCTAAGATTAAACCTACTGCTACGACTGTTCAACCAAAGGCTCCCGTGCTTGAAGTTGGTGATGTTGTCCTTGGTAGCGTCACGGAAGAGCAGAAACTAGGCGTAAGGGAACGCCAGAAACAGGTCGCTGACTTCGTTACCAGCCGTATGGGTGCTATTGACCCTACCGACCCAGAGCGTAAGCGAAGAATGCCCGTGGTTGGCTTTGATAAGTTCTACGAGAGCCTTGTGCCAGAATCTGAAATCCGTGAGTTCACGACTGACAGCGGAATGCGTGTCGTTCGTATGAACGGCAAGTGGGAGCAAATTAAATCTGAAAAAGCCATGACCCCCGCTGAAATGCGTAAGGCTAATGTCGGAGTATTTGGCAAACAAACCGCAGATGGAAGACTTGTGCCTTCTGAGTTCATTCCCGATTCTGGAATCTTTATTGGAGGGTTGTTTAACGGTTCTGATTCGGCTGTTGATAAGTATCAAGAAGAAATGCCAAAACTTATTGATGCTCGCAGAGGTGTAAAGGAACTACAAAGAATCAATGACCTTGTTGGTGAAGCACTTATGCCAGAAGAAAGAGGTAAGGCTTTAGTTGAAGAAATGAATCTTGCCGCCATGCTTAGAACTGACATTGTTGGCGTTGGTACTGTTTCTAACTACGAACAAAAGTTAATTAAGGATGTTACGGAAAGGTCTGTAAACTTCTTCTCTCTCGACTCGCAGGATAGAGCGGTGCTGATTGCATTAGCCCAACGAGTTGACAGGCGTATCAAGAACCTTTCTGCGGCTCATGGCTTGACAACTGTCATTAAAGATGACACAGGTGGTAACAAGTACCAAGCCCTCCGTGAACAGTATCTGAGGGAAAAGGGAATACTATAATTTTATGGCTGAACTTTACGAATCCCCCAAGCAGTATATTTCCCTTGGAGGGCAATCTGGAACTGCATCTGATGCACCTCCCAGCATCGAAAGCATCATAGATAGCCTTCCTGCGGACGAGAGGGAAGAGGCGTTAAAGTATATTACAGCCCCTCCTTCTGGCGAGGAAGTAGCCAGAGCGATGGCTCAGAAAAACGCCAATGGCGAACTGATGGACATGACCTTAGACCAATACAGGCTCTTCAAGGCTCACCAAAAGTCCAAGGAAGTTGATGTCATTGGCACGATTGGCGAGGCGGCTGGCACAGTATTTGACGAGATTTCTAAGGCGGCTGGGTCTATCTATGACAAGCCCGTAGACTCGATGAAGAAACTTACGCCCTCCGTAATTGAGGCGTTTGCCCAAGGCACAAGAAACCTTTATGGCATGGCGGCTCAGTCTGCCGACCCTAACAGCGTCTTCTTCCGAATGAAGAACGCTTTGCAAGCCAATGGAGATGACGAGGCTTCTGAGTACCAGCAGTTCATGGAGGCTCAAGCCTTCAATCTGCACTCGATGCGTCTGATGACTGGTCAAGATACTGTCATTATGGACAAGGATGTCATCAACCCAGAGATGACACAGGTGATGTCCTATATCGCTGACCCTACTTTGTTTATCCCGTTTGGCGGGATTGCGGCTAAGGGTGCTACGATGGTCGGCATGGGCGAGAAGTTGGCTATGGCTTCTGCCCGTACCTCTGCTATAAAGCGGATGGTTATGGGTGGTGCTCTCAAGTGGGGCGTTGGTGCTCCCATTGAGTTCATGGGTACTGCCGTCAGAAATACAATTGACTACGGATTAGAGCGTAGTGCAAAGGCTTTCGAGACTGTCTCTGGCATCTCTGCCGCTGAGGTCAAGACAACCGCACAGATGTACGGCTGGACTTCTGCGACTGCGGCTATGACAGGTGCTACAGTCCCCCTTCCTATAGTTGGAGATGTCGCTGGTGCAATGGTCGGCTCTACTACCGCCCGTGGCGTTGGTGAGGCTATCAGTATGTTCGGTGAGCAGATGATGAAACAGAAGAACACAGGTCGTGGTGTTCTTGGCTATGCTGGACAGGCTCTCAGAGATACCAAGAAAAGCGGTGTCGTTCTCTCTAAACACGCTAAAGGACTGCTTAACATCATCGAGGCTGTTGACCCGTTCTTCGCCTATGCCGATGAAATAACAGAAGGTGCTTTCCAAGGTGCGGCTATCGGTGGCGGTTTAGGTTATCTTGCTGGCGGTGAAAAGGGTATGGCTGGCGGTATCGGCTCTGGCATGGCACTCGGTGCTGTCGGTGCTGGTGCTGGAAGACTAACCTCTGACATCACAGGCAACACGAAGATGGAGCAGATTGCCATCCAGCGTAAGTTGGTCATCGAAGGACTTAAGGACGCTGGCAACGAAAACCATGTGGCTCTTGAGGCTATGGCTATTGCGGCTGAGGCTACTGGAGATAGACGATTCCAAGCCCAGATTGACGGCATCATCGCTGGTCTGGATGTCGTGAACCCCGATGCGGTCATCAAGGCGTTCAACGAGAAGGGTTACACCGAAGCGTTAACGAGCCAAGGCATCGACCCCACAACTGGCAAACTCAGAGAGAAGTCCAGCATCTTCCCCGAACTAGGTGACAGAAGAACCATCGCTGATGTGCTTGGTATCCTCAGAGACAACGGAGGCAATTTCGCTGGAGACCATGCTGGCTTTGAGAAGGCTATCACAACAGAAGCCAGATACAAGAAACTTAAGCCCGTCTGGGAGCGTCTGGATGACAACGCAAAGTCTGTCCTGCTCAAGCAGATTAAGGAAAACAGCAACCCCGACTTTATCAAGACCCTCAAGGGCAGACAAGTCAACGCTCACTTCGGTGACCTCGCCTATGCCGAAAGACTGGCTGAGATGATTAACACCCTTAACCAGAAGAACGCTAATCTTGTCTCTGGTAAGATTGCAGAAACCCTCAAGGCTGAGACACGCTCTGACAAGAAACTCACCCGCAGAGGACAGATGCTTAAGGAGAAACTCCAAGCGGATGGCTATATCGACAAGGACGGCACAATCAGAAAGTCCCGCAACATGGATGTCGAGGAGACTCTTCAGACCTTTGACGCTTCTGCTGGCTGGGTAAAGCGTAGGAACTCTACTGGTCAGACTGAAATATTTATAAACCTAGATAAGTTCATGGCTAAGGGCAATCGTGAAACGATGCCCCACGAACTCTTCCACTCTGTGATGAGAGACTCGGTGTTCGCTAAGGACTACTCCGACAGACTAATCCAGAAACTGGTTGGCACATTTGACCCGCAGACGGGCAAGATGCTTGAGAAGGCTGTCGTTGACCCGACCCAACTCCAGAAGTTCATGGAAGGCTATATCAACAGCGTCCACAGAAACCAGAGCGAAGAATTTCGTAAACGCAGGATTGATGAACTCAAGGGTTCTATCGAGGAATACAAGAAGCGTAACGACCCTAATCGTGTTGCTGACTCTACACAGACACCGCTTGAGCATCTTGTCGAGGAGTTCGGTGCTTACTATTTCGCCAAGTTCGTGATGGACAAGCCTGTGGACTTCCTGTTCAGAGGCGGTGAGTTCAGCGGACTCAGAGCCGTCTTTGAGACATCCAAGGAGTCGTTCCTCGACTTCTGGAAATCTAAGATAAGCAAGGACAACCCGTCCGTCAACTTCGATAACATCGAGGGCTATGCCCTGTCCAGAGGCTTCGGCAAGGACGGCAAGAGAGCCAAGGTCACAGCCTTAGACCTCTTGATGCAGGACATGATTCGGATGCAGTCTAACATAAACAAGGGTGGCAAGTTCGACATCAGCAACCTATCCCCCGATGCCCGTAAGCAGTTCATCCAGACGCATGGTCTGCGTGGACAGGGCTTTGAGACCATCGACAAGGCTGGCAACTTAAAGAAGCCTAAACTCCGCAGATACACAGCCGAAGAAATCCGACAGGGCAAAGAGATGTTCAAGGTTCTGGACTCCCTCTCTGATGCTGACCACAGGGGTGGTATGCGTAGGGATGGTGACGGCAACTGGTCTGGTAAGCCCAACACGGCTCAGATGAACGCCCTTGTGGGTACAGGCTACCTCCAGAGAGCGTGGTTCGACAGACTTACAGCCGCCTACAACATCCTTGACGGCAAGGGTTCTAATGTCATTGAGTTCGGTTACCTTGGATACTCTGCCCACATCGGTGACGGCAACGAGCGTGTCTATGGTGCGGCTGTTCCGTTCAAGAACAGACGGGCTTTACTGCTTGATGTGAACTTCAAGGTCAGAGCCGATGGTACGACCTTTGCTAACTTCGACACCCTTGACCTCAGAGTCATCGAGGCAAGAGGCAACGAGGTCTGGCGTGACCCGCAAGTCCGTGACCTCTGGAACGGAGACAGAACCAGCATGGAGGCTGACTTCTACGCCTACCTCAGCAACGCCTCTCTTCCGTCTGGAGACCTTAACCGCAAGCCCTCCTTCCGACTCCTTGACAGGGGTGACGGATTAGGCGGTCAGCGTAGGGATGCCCTGCATCAGATGCTTGGCTTCCACAAGGGTTCTGACCTCCCGTACATCAACAAGCCCATCGCTGAGATTCCTGTCGGTATCCGACACAGCGTAACGACCTTCAGTAATGACGGCATCGTGGCTATGCGTACCGCTGGCAGGGAGCGTGTGGACTACAGCCACAACAACGCCCACCTAGACCTCAGCCGTAACTTCATGCCAGATGAAATGAGGCAGGAGACCACTCCGTCTGGTGGCAAGATAATTAAACACGCAACGGGCTATAACATCAGCAAACAGGCTGGCGAAAAGTTCAAGGTGTTTGACCCAGAGGGCAAGATGCTTGGTCAGTTCGATACAGTCGCTGACGCTGGTCGTGCGGCTCAGAAGCACTTCAATGACACCTTCGACAAGAGCGTTGAGGGCAAAGACACCGCTGTTCCTCCGACTGAAGTTCCTCCGTCTAGACAGGCTTATGCAGAAAAAAGAGCGTCTGTTTTACTTGATGAAAAATTGTTGCAAGACAAGGTTGAAATTGAACTTCAAAAACAAATTATTTCTCAAGAACGAATAAGAGACGGAGCATATTCAGCAACATTAGAAGATTTTAAAAGTAAATTAAAGGCTGTTCAAGAAAAAGGACTATTAAGAGCATTTAGAGAAGATAAAGTTGATATCTTTGTAAAGCATAGCCTTGATGGTTCTTTCCCTCCAAAGACTCATTTAATTAGAGATTTAGTAAAAGAAGCAGAAAAAACTGCGGCTTATGAATACGACCAAATGTATCCGATGGAAATCAAGTCTGCCCTGCATCCCAGACTTGCCCAGATTTTCCAAGACTACCCGAACCTCACAGCCCAAGGTCTTCTCAAGAAGTTAGTCGTGTACGGCTCGCAGGGGAGCAGAATGTTCCAAGAGGCAACCGAGATTGGTCTTATAGACTTGCTGAAGTCTAAAACAAGAACACGCCAAGATGTCACCCGTGTGTTTGATTTACAGAAGCAAGAGTTTACAGGAGAAATAAAAACAAAAGAAACACAACAGCCTTCACAAGTTCCGTTTAGTGCTGACGAGGTAAGAGAAATTTTAGACTTTGCTAAGGCTAAGGAAATCAAGGTCACCATCGAAGAAGGTGCTAGGGAAAGAAGCGGAATGGATACCTCTAGGTACACCCTTGGTGGTGCTAAGGATAACTACAAGCAGACGGCTGTCAGAATTAACCCAGAGTACGCTCATGGAATCAGCGGTCATTATGGTAAGGATACCATTGTTCACTTCCGAACAACGGAGCGTATTGATGCTGACGGAAACAGACACCTGTTCATTGAAGAGGTACAGGCTAACAACACAGACAAGAAAAAGATAACTGGAGAATATATAACTCCAGAACAAGTAATGGTATCAAAGGAATTTGCTAAACGGGTTGTTGCAAATAGATATGCTGATGAATTAGAAAAGCGTGAACTTAAGGTCACAAAAATAGAAAATGATATCGGTGGCTTGTCTGCTTATACTGTTGGGAAAAACCCAGATTTCTCTAGTCGTACAAGAGTTGATAAAGTAAAAAGACAAAAAGAAGCGTTTAACCTTATACTAAGAAATTATATAGATTTATATAAACAAAATAATTCTGAATATATAAGGAATATAGAAACTGCAACAGGAACTCCAGATGCACCCTATGGAAGTAAATCATTCGCTACAGATACAAGACAGCATTGGTTAAACACAAAACAGATTGTTGAATCTGGATTGTTTGTAAGTGAGTTAGAAAAGTACTTGTTAACATCTTCAGACCCTGCTGAAATTTGGAAACAATTATTGGAGTTTCACGATAAAAACGAATTCCTGCAAAGTTCAAATAGGCAAAGGAAAAGAGCAGACCTCCCTTCCTTAGACGATACTTTACAAAGAAAAGTTTATGAAACTCTTGAGGCAATATCAAAAGGCTCTAGCAGTATTTTAGATTCTATTGCTGACCTTGGATATCAAATTAGGATTAATAATCAAGATGGAGTAAATGATGTAATAGATAGAATTGGCGGGCGGCTTCCTTATATGGATGAAGGACTTGGTCGTTCAAAATATTTAACACATAAAGAAGTTGTAGGAAATGAAACTCTCATTCAAGGATTAAAAGAATTAGCAAACAGCGATAAATTTGTTCAAAAGTATGCAGATGCTAAAATTGAACTAGATAAATACCACGACTTAGTTATTTCTGACATCAACAGCATTGGTAGTTTTTCTCACATTAATTACGGAGAAGGAAGAATTGAATCCATTCATTCTGATAGATTAAGAGAGTTTGTTTCTCTTGCCAACACAAGCATCGACAAGTTCAACACGCAAGGCAAAGAGCCTGTGTTTCCGCTTACCTCTGCCAGAGACTGGACGCTCACAGGACTCAAGGGAATTATCAGACAGGCTATCCGTGACGGCTTAGATAGGATTACGCTTACGCACCCCGATGACAGCCCTACTGTTTCGCATATGAAGGGCGATGCCAGACAGGGACTATACGGCAAGTTAATCCCAGAAGTCTGGGGTGCTTGGCTTCGCAAGTACGGCATTGAGATTAAGCAGACGAACAAGTTGGCTGACGCTACCATAGACACCGCCAAGGGTCAGATGGCTGAGATTACCAACAAGTTGCATGACGCTAACAAGGCTGTTCTTGAGCATTTTGAACAAGTCAAGGGCGGCGAAGACCCTGCTACCATTAACAAACTTGCCGAGTTAATGGCAATGCCCGTGCATGAGTCTGACGAATTCGTTGGTGTAAAAATTCAAAACGAGGCTAAAAATCTTAACGATAACAAACTGAGAACGCTTATCGGTGAAGTTGCGATGATAAAGTCTGCCGAAAAGGATGCTTACAACAGAATCAATAAACTTCGTGAGAATGGTATTAGAGGTGAAAGTGGCTCAAGGTCTACCACAGATGAAGGCATTTCCGCTGAGGCTATCGACAGAGGGATGACCTTTGTCCTCAATGACCGCATCAAGCGTGACTTCCTAGACGGCAAGATACAGACGCACATGATGCCAGCCGAGGGCGGTGAGGATGCTTATAGAGGCGGAAGAACCTATGACCAAAATAGTCGTCAATTCAAGTCTGGCTTTCTAGGTCTGTACGCTGAACAGAACCCAGATAGAGTCAAGGGTGTTAGCCTCCAGTTTATGAAAAGGGCTGACGGCTCTCATAGAATCCGTCTGACGGATAACTCAAAGAAGGGCGAGTCCTCTGACATAGGGCACATCACCGCTAACATCTCTGGCAATACCGCTACCTTGTCTTCGCATATCAACAAGGATTACAGAGGAAAGAAGTTAGCCTATGTCGTGTACAGCGAGATGGCTGAACGCCTTCGTGCTATGGGCATCGAGTCCGTGGATGGTAAGATTGTGAACCCAGACGGAGTGCCTGTCTATGTCCGTGAGCAAATCATCGGAGACACAAGAGACTACAACACGGGTAAGCCTATTGAAATAAACGAGGCGGCTAGACGCATCAAAGCCAGACAAGCAGATGTAGGTTCTATGGGTGGCGTTGATGTCTACAACAAGTTGTACAAACAGGCTCGCTATCAGCCAGCGGAAGCGTTTACCCCTTCAGAGGAGGTAACAAGAAAAGCAAAAGCGGCTGGATACACAATCCTTGGTCAGCATAAGACTGACAATCAATTCAATGAATTTGATTTAAAGGCAAAGAAAGTAAACAGAGGTCTTAATCCTGCTGGTCATTATTTTGCAACTACAGAAAATGATTATAAGGGTTCTCGCACAATCAATGCTTTCTTGAAACTTGAGAATCCTTGGAATGGAGTTGCAACCAAAGCCGACAAACAAGCGTTTAAACAATGGTTTAAAGATAAGTTTGCTAGCCAATATGAAGGTGCATCTAACACAAAAGTAGCATATCTTGACGGAAAAATGAATCAGTTTGCTAGAGATGGTTCATTCCCAACATTGATGGATGGAGATGATGCTACTGAATTCTTAAAGTTTAGAGGATATGATGGATTGAAAGATGGCGATGATGTCGTTGTATTTGACTCTTCTCAGATTAAGTCTGCTGAAGATTTTACATACGATGACCAAGGAAACAAAATTCCTTTGTCTGAAAGGTTTGACAAGACTAAGAAAGATATTCGCTATATGCCAGCGGAGGGCGAGAAGGCTCTTGTCCAAAACGGATTTGAGAAGTCTGAATTGAACAAACAACTCCTCGCATCTGGTCATATTGTGCTTGGTTTTGATGAACGCACATTAGAAGGTAAGGCTGTTGTCATAAACAACCCAGACACGATGATGACTGGAACTCTTGAAACTCCTAGCGGAAAGATTCTTGCCGAGGGAGAAGGAGGTCTTAACTTTGTTTCTAAATTCGCAGATATCTGGGCTAACTCAAAGGAAGCCAAGGCAAGAACTACAGCCAATAACCTAAAGAAAGCCCAACAGGAAAACGGAGGCGTTGCTTATCTGTCCCTTACCAGAGGCTCTTTCGAGAACGCCCTTAACTCGCACACGGGTGCTAAGGCTGGAATGGGAATCCTTGAGTACTTCGTTGAACAAGGTTATATCAGTCTTGAAGAATTCAGAAACGCCTTAAAAGATTCTGGTAGAAAGTACGGCATCGAGTTTAATGCCACTAGGTCTGCAAAGGACATTCACTCTGAAATAGCCAGCAAGTTCTTTGGAGTATCTGATTCTACTTTTGAAAGAAGAGGAGACTTCGTAAAGGATGTCATCACGCATCTTGCTGAAAACGGAGAGTCTGGTCACAAGAACATAGACAAGATTTCCGAGGCACTTGGTGCTAACAGGCTTGGACGAAAGATTCAGTTCGCTCCTACGGGCATCCGTGAGGCTATCGGTCTGATGCTTTCAGACAAGAGGGCTAATGTTGACCCCAGTCATGTGTACGCTTACATTGAAATCACAGGAAACATTTCTGTCGAGAAGACTGAGAATGGTCATAAGAGTTATCCTTGGCACATCGTCCAGCGTGATGAGAACGGAAACAAGATTAGACCTAGGATGCTTATCCCAGATAAGACCAACTATGTCACGGATGTTTTCTTAAACAAGAACAAACAAGAAGTTCCTCGAAAGGGCGGTGCTACTAAACTTGGTAGCAATCAAGTCGGAGAAGCCTATGGTTATGTCAAACCAGCCGCCAATATTCCAGAAGGCAAAGAGCGTTTAAGTTGGATGCCCGCAGAAGGCTGGCGTGACTGGCAGTCTGAACGCACCTCTCTTGGCTCTGTGGTCAAGAACGCAGTCGGCTATGTCATCATGGTGCAGGGCGATAAGTTCAAGGTGTACAATCCCTACAAGGCAATGGTCGGTATTTACAGCGACCTAGAGCAAGCCAAGAGGAGAGTCCAAAGAGACGAGCCTAAGCGATGAGTCCCGTAGACCCAGTCATAATGGAGACCGCTGAGGAGTTCAAGAAGGGCGGCTGGATAGTGGCAGTCCTTGGTGCGTTAGGTGCTATCGCTAGGCTTATCATCACGGAGGAACGCTTCGCTTGGATACGCTGGATACGCAAGGCTCTTGCTGGTGCTATCGTGGGTACGCTGGTGTACTTCGGAATCAACTTCGCCCCTATCGACCCTATCTACAAAGGCATTATCTACTCATCCTCTGGAGCGTTAGCCCCAGATATCTTTGAGTGGGTCAAGTCTAAGTTCGTCAAGGAAACCCAATGAGATATATCGTACTATCCCTGCTACTATGCGGATGCATACCAACTCGTACCATACAAGCCCCTATACCCATTGAGACGAAAAACCAAGAAAAGGACAAGTACATCGACAAGGTCGAATCTATTGTCTCTGATTCCGCTTCTGCCCTTACTGCTGTCGTTCCTAACCTCGCTCAAGGAAATGTACGAGGACTTGTCGAAGCCCAAGTAACCCGTCTATCTGGCATTGCCAAGCCTTCCGTTGTTAAGGTTGAGGAGTATACCCGCATCTTAAAGGAGAACGACTCCAAGGCAATACAGAAGGACAAGGAACAGGCATCCAAGGTAGACTCTGAGACTACAGCCTTGTACGACCTAGTAGAACAGAAGGATTTAGAACTAGCAGAGGCTCACACTAGGGCTGACGCTGAATTCAAGCAGAAGGTACTCTGGCAGTACAGCACCTACGGCTTAGTTGCCTTCTTTGTCGGACTTGCGGCAATGGCATTTACACCCTTCAAGAAGTCCGCTGGCATTATTATGGCTGGCGGTATGCTTGCTATGGCTTCCGCTTGGATATTTGACAGCACTTGGTTCACTTGGATTGTGGGTGTGTCGATAGGTGTGTCGGTGATTGGAATCGCTGTCGCTATCTACAAGACACGCAATGTAGAATCCAAAGCCGAAGCAGAGAAGTCCGAACAAGAATAGGTCAAACGGAAACCAATCTGAGAATTGTTCGTGTTCTTCCATGGGGACTAGGCTCACGGCTTGTCTTTAGGAATATACTCGCCGTGCTTCTTCTCGAAATCAAGCCTTTGTTCTTCGTACCTAAGCATTTCACAGTCACGCTGTTGCTTGAGAAATTCTTCATGATATCCATCTCCCCTTCTTCGTGAGGCTTGTCCCAAAGAATCAAGCCACAGTTTGATGACAGCCCAGACAGACCACAAAGTAAACAGCATTGCCGTCACATAAACAACCCAAGACCCTGCAATGCGGAGTTGTTCGTAGAATTCCAGTTCGCTCATTTCCAGAACTCCTCTGGGATTACATCAACAAACACAGGAGTCCGTTGACCGACATCCGCACCGATGATGTTGAAGTGCATATACTCTTCAGCAGTCTCAAAGTCCATATTGTCATTCTCCATTAGGTTAGCGATGATACGCTCCGTAGAGTACACGGCAACAACACCGTGCTTGGTGTTGGTCAAGCCAACGAAGGCGTGAGCAAGTCCGTCAGCAATGACAATCTCGTCATCAATGTCGGCAAGGAATTCTTCAAGTTTTTCGTTATCAGTCTTGCTCATTTTTGATTCGGTAATGGGGGATAGGGCGGGTTACCATTCCAGACTTCACACGATACATCCGCATTTCAAGAAGATTATTCTTCATTGCTTGGTTTAATTTCTTGGAGATGATAGGCTCTGAAAGATTCCACATCTTTTGGATTTCCATCCGTGTATAGAAACCCTTCTCAGGCTTGTCAGGGACAGCCTTGCCAAAGAGTTTCTCCATCGCCCGTAGGTCTTTGTTGTTCATCGAGTGAAGATAAGTTTGAGTGCCGTAACTACTGTGGCGAACCAAGCAACCCACAGCAAGACATTTACTACGAGCCGTTCCTTGCGGTAGTATCTAGCCTGTCTGTCCATCTCCCTGTAGTGTTCGGGTGGCGTGAAATCTTTCATGTTAGGGTATTGGTTCATAGTCCTTTTACAGAATAGATAAATTCTTTACCGACTCGGTGGGCTTGCCAGACCTTCCAGTCATTGCCTTGAACAAATCCGTAAGTCCAGCCCGACCCCCACTTGCTGGTGGCTAGGCGATTCTTGGCGTAGTCAGGGGACTTGTGGCATAGGCAACCGCCAGAGAATCCTACAGCACCCATATGCTTGCGAGCGTTAACTTGCTGGATAGAATGTAGGTGACCCATAATGACAGCCCCTTGAGGCTCGGCATAATGGATTGCGTGTTCCTCCACGGCACGGACACCACAGGTATATCCGTGTACGAAGGCAACTTTTCCTAATCTGTGTACTCCTTCCTCAGCGTGGTAATCGTAAATCTTCTTGCATCCGTTCTTCTTGAGGTGGTTGCGGATGTCGTTCTTGAGGTCGTGGCAGTAGTCTACCATCATCCCGCTGGTCGAGCCATTGATAATCTGGTCGAGGCGGTCATCGTGATTTCCGTTTAAGAAAATAGTAGGCTGGATGCGGGTGATGAATTCCTTGCCAGCCTTGACATCGGCAACTAAGGACTCGTCTTCCTCCTTGCGTCCTGCACCCCTGCGGATGGAACGGAAGTCAAAGTTATCTCCTAGGTGGACTACCTCGTCTGGGTCGAACCATTTTAGGAATTTGTAAAATTGCTTGGCAACATCCTCATCGATGTGGTCTCCGTGGTTGTCACCTACGGCTACAAACTTAATTAGTTTAGACATAGGGATTAGACACTTTGTATAATTGCGAGATAGGCAACTTGATTAATCCAGAAGTTTTTTCTTTAGTGACAGGGTCGATGTCTCCACCTAGGACAACTTCAGCACCATACTTTGAAGGGTTCTCATACACTAGTGCTAAGAAATCCCTTAACTCAATCACACGGAATGTAAATACCATTACCGCTTGGTCTTTCTCCATGAAGATTTGAGACCAGTAATCAGCGTGAGTTGAGCAGATGCCAGACGGCTTGCCCCTTGAACGGAATTCAAACACAGCGTTCTTAGTTGTCATCCAGATATCACGCTCTGTCTTGACCTCGACCTTGGCTTGGTCTGTGCCTAGCCAGCGAAGCCAGCGTTCTCCCGCTTGACCATACTGTAAATCAAAATCAAATTTGTTGTCGTTATTGAACATTGGTTTTATTTTGGATGTCGAATGTTGGGTTCTGGAGAATCTTGAATTGGTCGGTACGCATATGACGGATGACCCCATCCTGTTCTAGCACTACGGCAAAGATGTCGTTAGACCAAGTCCCTCCATCCCGTACATACATCAGCCAGCCATAGCCAATGTCGGTACTGACAGGAATAGGGTTACGGAATTCGTGAATCATTGGTTGTCTGGGTTGATTTCCTCGAAGGTGGTCTTGCCTTCAAGTTCCTTGAGTTTGAGTTGAGCCGCAGGGGAGTGCATCACGGCCTTGGTCAGCCGCTTGACCTCGGCCTTGAGGCTATCTCTTTCGGTCTGAGCATCTGCGGTAACATCATTGTAGATTTCATTCTCCTTGGTCAGCCGCTCGCCCTCGGCTTCCATTTCTTCAATCTCTTTCGCACACCCATCAAGCATACTTTTGGTAGCGTCATAACGCAGGGCGAGAGTATCGTTGAGTTGCGTCAGCCGCTCGACCTGTGCTTGCAGTTCCTCGTTAGGGATGATGGTGCGGGTGGTGAAGGCCGTCAGCCTATCGACCTCGGACTTGACCATCAGCAGTTCAGCCCTTGCGTGGGACAGGTCGGACTCAAGCCCACGACCCCACGCAGTCATCTGCGAGAAGTCAGCCATAAGTCTGGCGTAAGCATCAGCCATCCTATCAGCCTGTTGGGTATAGACTAGATTAAGAACTTCTTTTCTTTCGAGGTGTTTGTCGCTCATTTTTGTATTTCAGTTTGTAAAGTGCTTCTCCGTGTTCGTCGTGAGACTTCTGGAGGCTAACAATAAGTCGTTCAACCTGCTTGGTCAGCCGCTCGACCTCTGCCTCAAGGCGGGCGTAGTCTCTGTATTCACATAACTTACCATCTGCATCGTCAGCAATGCCGAACTTATCATTAGCAACAGGCTTATATCTTGGGATGTTCATTTTAGTTTACGAAGGTGTTCTAGGTCTTCCAGCGTCCGCATCCAGCGTCCGTGGTCGCACTCAGCCTCAATCTTCCAGTAGTTAACTCTGCCCTTGAGAACCTCTACCTCAGCCTTGAGGCGTGTGTTCTCCTCTGCCAAAGTACGGCACTCAATGCCTAGGTTCAATACGCTCTTGGCAAGGCTAGTCTTGATTGGGTCTTCAAAACTATGTTCGTAGAAGACTAACTTTGGGGTGTCCATTTGTTCAGAGGTTTTGCAAAAAGTCCAGCCCACCGATTTTTGTTGGCATCAAAGCACGAAGCGGTGATAGAACGCTCCCAGCCTGTCTGCTTTTTTCCAGCCAGAACGCTACCCGTTCGTTTCGGAAGCGAACTTCTTCCACTAGGTCTCTGCTCATTTGGGAGTGCAAGTAACTGCTTTGCATATTCGCTTAGTTTAGGCATAGTTTACGCTTCTGTAATAGCATCTTGCATACATTGAACTCACGCACGGAGCGTTGGTTCTTCGGGATAAGAAGAAGGTCGTAGTATTTGAGCAACTGTTTGTCATCAAACTTTCCTAACTGTTCTTCATAGCCAGCCTCCCACTCGTTTCTCAGAGTAGGAAGATTGTAACGGGTCTTGCATTTGGCAATGGATGCGTGGTTAAGATTGAACTTAGCCCCCGCTTGCTTGGCGGTAAGCCCTTCGACTAGGGCAATGCGGTATGCGTCTAAGGATGTCATTTGATTTCGTATCCCAATTCTTCAAGAGGTCTATTTGCAATATCAAGGAAAGATTTAACTTTCCCATATTTATCGCTGGCAAAAACTAGGACTTCAAATCCTGCGTCAGATTCAACTACCCATTCTTCTCCTTTAATAGGAGGGTCTAGGTGAAACAGCGTAGCCTCTCCCCTAAACTTCTTGAGGTTCTTGTAGATAGCCCGTGTGTAATCTGGGATAGTAGCGGTCATAGAGCCTTGGTTCGTACCCACGCCTTAATGGATTCTTGGTTTAACTTTCCGTGAACAAGATTATCACCAGCCTCTTGGAGTTCTTTAATCTTGCAACGAGCCTCAGCCAAGTCGCTAAGAATCTTGGACGGGCTAGGGCTGTTCAGACGCTCAAGGAGTTCCTTGGCATCCATAGCCAGCACCACAGCCGCACCCTTGAGGGAGTTACTCCGTAGAGTATACTCTCCCTGCGTAGGCTGGAAGCCGTTGGATGCGTCTAGGATTTCTTGTGCTTTATCCACGGGGAGACTGATGTAATTCAGTTTCTTGTTTCTGTGCGTGATAGCGTGGCGTAGGTAGGTAAGCCCGTGGGACTTAATACTGTACGCCATTCTTGTCGGCTTCAGCAAACATCTTCGTCAGTTCCTGCGTGTTCACCCGCTTCATCTTCTTGTCGATAATGAAGTTGATATAGGTCTGCTGATGAATCTTGGTCGGCTTGAGGAGACGGGCAACACGACCATCGCTGAGGATGATGTAGTTGGTATTCAGATACTGTTTGGCTTCTAGGTTCATAGTGTTTATAGGTTAGAGATTAGAACGGAACTTCGTCTTGAGTTACGGCAGGTGCTTCGATTTCACCGTTGGCGATAGCCCAGAGGCGTTCAGCCTCAGCCTTGACACGGAGGTCACGGGGACTGATTTCGGTGTTGTCACCAAAGGGCTTGGGCTTCCAGACATTAGCGAAGTAGTTGAGGTCACCGAACTTGACGGTGCGGTCAGCGGACTTCAGCGGGAGTTGAGAGAGGGGAGTTCCCTTGAGGTCTCCAAAAGGAGCAACGGCTTCTCCTCCAGCAACAGGCTTGGCTGAGGGGTTAGGAATGAACTTTGTCCCAGAAGCAGTCGGCTTGCTGACAGGCGTGATGTATTCTTTCTTAGGAGCAGTCTTAACCACTCGGTCGGATTCCGCATCATCATCATCAGTTGCAACTCCAGCAATGGAAGCAAGGCTGTATCTACGCACATAAGAATACAGGCTACCCGCTTGCTGTCCAGACATACCCTTCTCAGCAGGGACGAGAGCGTTGCACGAAAGCATACCACCGTCTTCGTGGATGATGAGGTTACGGATACCAACGGCATCAATGTCACCGATTGGCATCTGGATGATTGCGAGTCCGTGCTTCTTGGCGAGGGGTTTAAGTGCGAGGAGGTGGGCTTGGAGGCTGGCATAGCGTGACTTGTGGAATGGATTGTTGCTGTCAGCGTGGACATCTTGGGCTTCAGACACGAAGGCTACTAGAGCCTTAGCGAGACTGACCTGTTGTTCGGGTGTGTTCATATTAGGAGAGGAGTGAGAGAAGAATTCCATAGGTGATAGTAGTATTACGAGAGGGGATGTGTGTCAACATCTCTTTGCAAAATAGTTCGGACATAATCTGAACGAGTCATAGAGATTCTTGTTGACACGGTGTTGAGGGATTTGAACAGCGACTTAGATACACGGAGTGTGAGCATAAGTTCGTGGTTGCGTGTGCGTTTCTTGGTAGTTGTTTTCTTCATCGGGAAAGGATTTGATTGGCTCTGGCAAGGATGCTTCTGCGTTTGCTGTCAAGCCAAACATATGTGTGACTAAAGTTTTTGTTGTATGCACCACGGAAACCCATATTGTAAGCCATATATAAGCCAATAGGGGTGACCTTGATTTTTGCTTTCAACATTTGTTTCTCCAGAATTTGGAGATAGGTTCTGCTGATAAGACGGCTGATGTCTGGGTCTTTGGCAAACTTCTTGTGGTTGTCTGAGACTTCCTCCCAAGAATAAACACAGGCATAATTATTGCGGTCTAGATATTGGCAGGACTCACGCCAACTGGCTTCGTGCATCTGCCATGCACCGATAGCCTTGCCCTTGTCCCCAACGGCTTCGTAATTGTAGTTAGACTCAATGATTGCCACAAGGTCAATGAAGTCTTCTGTGACAATAGACTTAGCCTCAGCAGAGGAACAGCCAAGCAGGAAGGCAAGTAGTCGTTTCATAGGAGGGTGATAGAAAGAAATGGTATTACTTGGTCAAGAAGAAAGTTCAGCCTACGCCTACTGCACGATAATAATCCTTGAGCCTACGAATAAGGGCAACGCCCGTCTCCTTGTCACGGTTGTCGAATCTGTCAAGCAAAGTCGAGCCGTTAAAGTTCGTGCTGATGATGGTAGCCCTACGGCTGGTGCTACGCTCGTCTACGATGGCGAACAGGTCGGAAGCCATACGCTGGGTGAGACGCTCCTTGCCGAAGTCATCGAGGATGAGCAAGGGGCAGGTGATAAGGTAGTCGATGGCAGAGCCGTGCTTGCGGTCTTCAAAGCCCTTCTCGATTACTGTTTCAAGTTTCCGCATCGTGAGGAATTCAAACTTCAGTTGCTTGTCCTTCTTGGTTTCCTCTGCCCAGAGACGCTTAATGATTTCCCAGATGCCACGGGTCTTGCCCACGCCTGTCGTGCCGTGTAATAGTAATCCAGATACATCACCTTGTGGCATCCAGTCTAGTGCGGTTTGAATCTTAGGATGGAGGCGAGTCACATCCGTATCTAGAAAAATTTGAGGGATAGCAGGGGGTACGGTAGAGTCTACCAGACCAGCCAGCGTCACTCGCTCCATATCCAGATGCTCACGGCAATGATGCCAGCGGACAAGTGAGTGGTCAGCCTTGGCGAACAACGCACCCCTGCGACCACAATGACAGGCGATGTCGCTCACGATTGATTCCCGTCTAGCAGACCAAGGGCTTCGTCAAGTTTAGTGTCAAGGTAAGCGACATTGTTCTTCAGACGCTCGACCTCGCTCTTGAGGAATGCGACCTCTTGGCAATGGTCGGCAAAGGTAACCCAAGCATCTGGTTCGGCTGACGAACAGGAGATGAGTTGGCTCTTACAGGCGATGCCCGTGAGTTTGTAGACAATGAAGTTGCTCATAGGAGTTAGAATGCTTCGTGGTCTCTGGCGGTCAAGACATTTGTATTACCTTTGCCAAATACTTGCTTGGGTTCAAAGAGACCCTGCCAGCCCTGCTTGATGGACTGCTCGATGCTGGCGATGGACTTGGCTTCACCCCAAGCCACGAACTCCTTGAACTGTGCCTGTACGCTGGAGTCGGTAAGTTTCTTCTTCATCTCCTTGCGATAGACTACCCAAGACTTCCAAGAGGCAATGAAAGCATCAGAACCAAATGGCAAACAAACAATCCATCCTAGTTCTTTCCCTGTATCTTTATCTCCTTTATTATCTTCTTTGTTATATGTATGCGGTTTTCCGCATCCCCCCCCTGCGGTTTTCTTCACCCCCCCCGTGCGGTTTTCCGCATCCCCCTCTGAACGGGTGACCTGCGTTGATGCCAAGGCATTTGTCAGAGCAACCTTCTCGACAGTACGGATGACCCTGTGACCCCCGCAAGCGACACGGAGGATGAGTTTAGCGTCCTCAAGTTCAGACAGGATGGTCTGTAGTTGACGCACAGATAGCCCTAGGTGACGAGATAGGTAGGCGTTTGAGGCAAAGCACCCATCCTCGTTGTCAAGGGCATCTACGACCCCGTAGACCACCTTGGCGGTTAGGCTGATGGTAGGGGTCTGAAAGACGCTGGAAGGAATCCAAACTCCCGTGAACTTAGGTTCGCTCACAGGGACAGTTCGATGACCTCGTCCGAGTACGCCTTCCAGATGCCTGAGGAGGTACACGCACCGTACTCGATGACCAAGTCTTCCCAGCGTCCAGCGGACTTCAGCAGGGACTCAGCGGAAATACTGTAAACAGCAACGGCATAGGGTGGCTTCTTTTCCACACAAATAAAGTTAAACTGATTTACAGGCTTGCCAGCATTCTGGAGCAACCAGCCGTACTGCACATCTTGGAAGTCATAACGCCTGTCCCAGATTGCTCGCTTGAAGCCTTCGGGCGAGGCATCTTCACAGGTCTTGATATCGTTTACAAATCCACGCTTGGAATCGTAAGCATCAATCAGACCCTTCAGACGGACATCACCGTATGGCGTGGGGTAAGTGCCGAACACAGGCAACTCTTTGTAGTCAGACTCAGCCAGCAGGACGCAAGCCTTGGGGTGAGCGATGACGCTAGAACGCATCGAGAACAGTTGGGCTTCCTGTTCCACATTGATAATGAACTTGCCAGCGTTCTCGACAGCAAAGGACTCATTGTAAGCCTTACCTTCCTTAGACCGCCCGTCCACTTTGAGTTTAACAGCGTAGAGGTCTTTAGCCTGTTCGGGCTGGAGCAAGAGAGCGTGGAAGACAGAACCCAGAATCATTGCGTCCGAGGGTTCGTGCTGTTCCTCCGTGGAGGCGAGGTAGTGGGCTGGAGACTTGTGGAAAATCTTCAGCGAGGACTGCGAGAGTCCGATTGCTTTGCGGTAGTCGGCTTCCGTCATTCCTGCACAGAATGCAGGGTCAGAGCCTTGAGCGAGGTTGTGGTTCATCCCCGACACAGAAACAAATGGTAATACGCCTGTCAACTCTTCTTTCGTCTGGCTCTTGCTTTTTTATTCCGTCTCAATCGTTTCTCATCTAGCGTTTTGTGAGTAGGATGGATTTCCTTACGCTGACAGGCTGAGAAGTGATTCCAATAAGACAGAACCTTATTCACAAAATCATACCTTGTTTTATCACGCTTTGCCCTGTTCGCTAAGTTTGAAATCTTACCTTCAATGCCATTACAGTTTCCGCAAAGCACCCCACGGATATGACCCGTCTGGTGATTGTGGTCGAGGCAGGGAACTACAGTTTTTAAGTCAATATCGCACAGCCAGCACTTGCCAGCCTGTTCAGCGATTATCTTTTCCCGCATAGCAGGGATGTCTGAATTCTTAATCCTCATTTCTTCTTCTTAGACGGGAAGCAAGAACCAATGGTTGAAATTACAAGTAAAATCCCTTGTAAGGCAACCAGAAAGAAAAAGCCTAATGCGAGTAGTTCCATAGCCAGTATAGTCTTTATGCTTGCTTTTGTGCTGTCAACACGGATAATGACAAATAATTTTATGGATTACGAGTCAAGCCCAGAACGCCTTTCTACCAACCCCTCCCACAAGCGGACGGGTAAGCGACTGCCCAAGGAGACGCAGGAGAAGGTACAGGAGATGCTCAAGGACGGGTCTGGTGCTAGGGAGATTAACCAAGCCACGGGGGTGAACCGCACAACCGTAATTGCGATGCGACAGAACATGGAGTCCAATTCTGAATTCCAGTTAGGCACTTGGAAAAAGCAAACTGCCTCCTTGATGTCACAAATCGTAAGCAGGGGTTCGACCCGTTTGTTAGAGGAAATTGAAAACATCCCCGCTGGTCAGTTGCCCCTAGCCATCGCCATTATGACCGACAAGGTGCTGGCTCTACAGGACGCTCCTACGGTCATTGTAGAGCATCGCCTACGGGTCAGCCACGAAGACATCAACTCGATGCTGAAGGGCGAGGTCATTGATTTGCCCCCTGCAAAAGAAATCCCTTGACAAAGTAATACTGCTTTGTTTATTGGGTATTCTGTATGTATCAATACAGATTCAAAAACCTTAACATCAAGCACGATGGTCTTGACCTTTTGGTCAATGGCTCTGCTGGATACACTATCGAAGACTACGAGGAGGACGGCAAGCAAGCCCTCTTTGAGACCGCTGACCTCTACGATGCTCTCGGCAAGGACGGCTATATTATCTCAAAGGAGGTTTTAGGTCACATCGCTGACAGCGTAGTTGAAACTTTAAACAGGGATTCGTACCTCTGTCGCACCCTAGGCGGGAAGTTAGTTTAAAATAACAAAGCCCACCAGCCATATCTGGTGAGCCTTGTGAACTCTGACTTTATATGGGAAGTTAGTTCAGTATCATTTTGATTCTTGGGATTCGATGTAGGAGATTCGTTCAAGGTTTCCTTTGAGGAATCGCACGACCTCCTCACAAGCGTAGGACTCCCTGCCAGCCTCATCCAGAGCGTCTTCCCATTCGTGTTCTTCCTGTTTGCCCTGTGAGTCCAAGATTTCTTTGAACTCCCTGCGAGCGACCTTGAGGTTAGCCTCAGCGATTTTAATCAGCAACTGAATGGTCTTGGTGTCCATATTAGGGCTTGTTGGCATCGATGAGTTCCTGTTCCTTGCTGGCGTAGAACTCAAGGAGTTCCTGCGAAGGGTAAGTGCCAACCGTCCACATCTTATTAGAATCATAAACGAAAATCTGCATAAGGTGGAAAGTCATAGTCACATACTTGGTTTCGGATTCAGCCCAAGCCTTGCGTTCTTTTACAAGTTCCAGCATATCAATACTGCTTGTGAATTGATAGCAGGTGTGACCGATGAGACTGCCGTCAGATTTGTTCATCATCGTGCTGTGCAGAAGCCAGCCAGCGTGGGATTTGTTGATTTGCATTTGGTTTTATTTGGGTTAGGAAAGGTATTCTCCAGCGAGGTAGTCGCAGAGTTCGTAGTTATCGTTTAGGTTATCTAGGATAGAATCCTGTAGAGCCTTGATGTCGTCTTTTGTTAATCCCGTTTCGACCTTGGGGTCAAAGGGCGTTGCGATGAAACTCCAATCAAGGATTTTTACCTTGGTGAAGCGAGCGAAACTGCCTTCGACTTCGTATGTAGCGAAGCCATTGATTTTTACGGTGCGGTCACCGAGGTCGATTTCTTGATTTTCTAATGGGTAACGCATAGGATTATTGTTTGAGGTAAAGGCAGATGACCTTGGTGTGGTTTTTGGTGCAGGAGATTTCTGCTTCAAAGATGTAATCATCTTGGGATTCAATTTCGTATTTACCGCTGGATAGTTTTTCAAGGGCTTTTTTAACTTCTTTAGGATTCTCCTGTGCCGTGTAGTATTCGCCCCCGCACCCGCATCGGCAACAGTTGCCCTTACCGATGTAGACTTTATCTACTTTGTCGAAGGTGATTTCCGTGTTCGTCTTTTGGACGAGTGGCGTGTGGTGGATGAAGTATGAGTCCATATGAGTAGTGTGGTTAGGTGTTGGAGTATTACAAGAAGTATTTTAAGAAAGTTCGGGGGAGAGTTTAGCCTCCCCTTTTTATTATGGGTTGGTGCATTATGAAATTGAATTGCCCACGACAGCACCCATCTGTAACCGCATTTGATGATTCAGAAAACAGCGGACTTCGTTGCCTATAATCCGTACTGCCGTGAGCAAAGTTAATTAGGAAAGCGTTATGCTTTTACCTTTTATTCTGACTCTGGTTAGACCAATCGCAGAAAAAAGAACCTAAATTTTCCCGCATAAAGGGGAGTTACCCCCTGCCTTTTACTGTTTACTTATTGCCGAGGATGTAACCAGCGAGGGCTTCGTCCAAGGTTTTCTTATTTCCGTTATGTTCAGCCAAGGCTTGCAGTACCTTACGCTCTACGAGGCGGTCTAGGGCTTCTAGGAAGCCTTTGCCAGCCCGTTTGCCGTGGGTGTTAGCGAGTTTCTTGACCGTACTTGCTTTGATGTAGTGTAGGCTCATATGCGGGATGTGAAAGAACAGAAAGGATTCAATCTACTGTAATACCAGAGTCAAACAAAAAGAAGGGGTTAGTAACTTCCCCCCTCGGCTTAGGATTAGCGGACGATGAAATCAATCTTCACGCTGTTCAGCATAAATGACTTCACTTCTTTGCGGACGATGCCTTCCAGTTCCTCCGTGTCACCGAAGGAAGCCTTGTCCATATCGTCAACGACTTCCTTGACCTTATCAGTCAAGTCGAGGTCTTCGACAGCGGACTCAACAGCATCCGAAACCTTGCTTTCAATTTCATCATCAACATAGGACTGGGAGACGATGTCGTTGTCATTAATGTAGGATTCGATTCGGTCATTGATGTCGTCCTCGCTGATATAGTTGTCCATATCGGGAGTTTCGATTTCATCGACCTTCTCATTGAGGTCAGCGAGAGCCTTGTTCAGATTCTCGTTTTCCTTTTTGAGACGCACGACCTCAGCGACCAGCGTGTTCAGACCCAGCAGGTTAATAATCAGTTTTTTCATATCGGTTTTTTGTTTTTGGTTTTTGGTATCTCCCTCCCGCAAGATTGCGGGTTTAGGAAAAGTAGACTAAGAAAGAGCAGGTAGGGCGAGGTCACTCCCTACATCTACAATGAAAAGACTTTTTACCTTTAGGGCAACGCCTTTTATCAATGCTCTTTACCTATTAGCAGTCCTTATGTTCAGCATAAGTTTATCTCAGATTATAATATTATAATAAAATTATAAATAACTACCTGTGGTTTATTATAGAATTATAAAGAGACGCTGGATTCTAAATTTATATCCCGAATCCTGTTAACCTAACCTATGATTCGCTGATTAGAAAACAGGTAGCAGGTAGCGTGCCAAGTCCCTATACATAATTGTAAATAAGATGTAAAAATGTAAAGAGCCTCTACAATCGGTTCTAAGGGGGGTATGGCAAGACCCTATACCTACCCCTAGGCTGACCCTTGCAAGAGCCTTGTAGGGCAACTGTGCAAGAAGTTGTAAAGCGTTGTAAATCAACGACTTACAGAGGTAGGTGAACAGATGTTCAATCAAGCACAAAACAGGGGGTCAAATGCTGGTATAAGCAATCCTAATGCACCGTGTAGAATCTCTAATCATAGGTCTGTCAAGGGGTATTCGGGTCGAATCATAGGTCGCTCGCCTAGGATTGGAATCTAATCCTGTAATCATAGGTAAGGATATAATGTATCAACCATATACCAATCATATAATTGTAAAAAGATGTAAAAATGCGATTAGACCCCTCTGGCTTCGATTCTGCGGGGGGTATGCAAAGGGTCTATACCCTGCTATCAACTTTCCGTTCACCTGTACGCCTGTTCACTACTGAACGCCTAAACTGTAAAGAGACTTGGCACGCTCTCTGCTATGCGTGGGCGTGCGTTCACTCCAAGGGCGAAGGGTCGCTGGATAAAATGCAGATTCCCGAAAATAGTTCTTGAATCAGTAATACGCTGGTCTACGGTTTGGGTCTGTTCTTCGTCACTCGGTTCTCTCCCCCGCTCTGCGGGAGGTCGCACAAGATTGCTGGCAACTCGCCAGATT